AACTTGGAGCTTTACCATCAGGTGAATATATACGCTTAACGTAGTCATGCCCCTTTAAATTGGTTGCATGGCCTTCAAGTATTAAACCTGTAGTAGCATTTGATGTTGCCCTAGTATCATCAAAGTAATTGTATGGTACGCCCTTATGAAAGTTTGCCGTAAGTGTAAAAGCTTTCTCTTTCTCTGGGCTTTGAGTGTATCTGTCAGCACGTCTAGAACCTGCTTGCATCCACTTCTTATTGCCACGCTCCATATATTGAATTGCTTTATCTGAGTGGAAATGTTCATCTCCTATAGCGTCATAGTCTTCAAGTATGTCTTTCAATACTATGCCTTTGTCTTTTGGCTGCGTCACATTAGGGATGTTAGTCCAATATAATCTGTGTCTATTTTGTGCTGATACAAGATTACTATTAATTACAATCGGCTCTACGCCTAAGTATTCGCTAATAATATCTTGACTAGCTTTTGCCATGCGCACATTCTCAAGTAAAAAGTATTTGGGCTTAAGCGCTTTCAATAGCCTGACATATTCAAAGAATAGCTTGCTTCTAGGATCTTCAAAGTTTAGTCTCTTTCCACTAAAACTGAAGCCCTGACAAGGCGAGCCACCGATAAGTAAATCAATCTTATGCCCACACTCAAATTCATCAAGCAAATGATCTCCACTAGTTTGCAATTGGGTAACATCTCCTAAATGAATAGTATCAGGAAAGTTTTTCTTTGCCACTTGGATAGCGAATTTATCTATCTCACTAGCGAAATAATTTGTGGGTTTTATGCCAAGCTTGTCTAATGCTATCTGACCGCATGACATTCCATCGAATAATGATAGTACATTCATTTTAAGTTCTCCTCATTTAAATAAGATATAATTTTAAAACCTTTGGCGTATTGCCTTTGAAGATAATTAACATAGTTTTTCTTTTCATATTTCTTAACCGCCAAAGTAAATTCTTTATTAGCTTTAGGGCAATTAACATCATAAGTTTCAGATACAAAAATCTTTTTAGAAGGTATCACACAATCATTTTCAAGGTCAAAATCTTCAGGCGTGTATACTTCAAATCCAAATAGGTTATCTTGTTTCATTTTAAATTCTCCTCATTTATTGAACCATAATCTTTTAAATCTTGTTCAGTTAATCCATAATACTTAATAGGATCAACAAAAAATCTGCCCGTCTCATCATAATAGGGGTCAGTAATCCATACATCATTTTTAAATACCGACCATTCTTTTTTGCTATCTACAAATTCAAGTAACTTTTCAAAGCTATCAGTTTCAAAAACCCATGTATGATCATCATCATATCCATTGTAACTGTTAGCGGTTTGCACTGTAAACCTTGGCATGAAACCATTATCCAAACCTATAATATTATTAGCGTTTGCCGTCCTTACTTTAGGGTCATGGCTATCAATCCAAATATGCAAACCGTTTACTTGCCAAGACGGCAATTCGTCGTGGTGGTAGCTTCTATGCTTCCAATCTTTAGGAATGTTTAAATCTGTTATGTAAGTTGCCCAATTCATTTTATTTAATCCTTTTTAATATTTTTCTATCAATTAATATTTCTTAACCATTTCAACAATAGTATCTACACCATTATCCAACGTGTAGCACAAACGGCAATCCTTACACTTTTGCCCCGTGCAATTCTGTTGATCTTTATATTCATGTTCTAAAACATTGTTAAAAGTTCTATCAAAATGCTTTGGTGGTTTACTCATGATAGTAGAAACTTTTTGGTTTGAATATATCATGATAAAGTTTTTAGGTTTTTCCCTAGTCTTAAAATATTTAGCTATTAAATCATTTCGTTTAGTCCATAATGCAAAATTACAATGTGGGTTTTTCTTGGCAATCCTTACAAGGTTTTCCAGATGTGTAAGGTTTATTAATTCTCCATGTGCATTAAATCTAAAGAATGCATCTAATATTGTAGGCAAAAATTCTGGATCAATAACCTTGTTAGCTAATGCTTCGCTATTTCTCTGTAATGCGGGTTGCATATTTTTACGATAGCTTTTTAGCATCGTATGCGAGTAACATTTAGTACAAATATTATCGCTTCTAGTCGATGCATTTTGCTTTATGCAATATTCATTTGTCATAGTATTAGTTGAGATAGCTTTAAAACCATCTAGCTTGCCCGTCATTTTAGAAATATGAACTAATGGAAAGTTTGACATTTCGTTAAATCCTTTTGTTTTGTTTACTAAGTTAATTCTACAAGTAGCACTTGTTAAAATGCTACTACTAAAATTATCCTCTATCGTTAAAATCATTTAAAGCTTTTTGTAAATCTTGCCCAAAGTATCCGCCGTGAAAAGTACCATCATATCCTAAAGATTTATCATTTAAGTTTTGTATCCATGTAACGAATTCATTGTTATCAGTTATGGCAAGAATAACGTCCAAATAATCAGACATACCTTTTTTACGTTTAAGTATGGTTGCACCGTTTCTTAATGTTTCAATTGTCATTATGCTAATTCCTTATTTAAGTTTCTATATGCTGTTTTGATTGCGTTTTGATCATCAGTAGTTTTGATTATTTTGATATGTTTCTTTTTAGTATCGTAATGTGAAAACTCTATTTCAGTTAATAAATCTTTTTTAGTGTAGTCTGAATGTTCGTCTATCCATTCGTTATAATCAGTATCGTAAACGAATAAAACGTAATATGGTTTTGGTGTTGTTGTCATAGCTAAAGCCCTAAATGATTAAATTATTCTACAACCATTATTTTAGTTTTAATTAAATGTAAATACCCAAATGCAAAATAATATAGTTATTGCATAATTAATGACATTTTAATCATAATATTGCACTCTGCTGCTTAGTACTTATTCAAACTTTTGAATGTGTATAATATTAGTTATACTATATAATAGGACAAAAAAAGTTGTGATGGTAAGCGTGTTTCAGTTTGGGTGGGTGGGTGTTTTTACATTGTAAGTTTAATGCATCCCTAGTTGGTTTTTTGTTGTGTCTTTTTTATCCGACTATTTTTATAGCCTATATTCTAGCTTAAATGTTATATTATCAGTTGTAAAAACGTTTAATATCAATGCTTTATGCGTGTCTTATTGCTTATTTATTATGATAGTAGCATTTTATAAGGTCAAAACAGGCTAAGAGGGAGGGGCGTGACCCACCTGGGCCTATGGCGTTGTATATACATGTAGAATTACACGCACGGGGTTTTTCGTTTTGGGTATACATTTAGCCACACACCTGGTAATAGCTATAAAGTAAGTCCGATTCGGTCTTATCTAGTAGGTGTGTTATAGCTCACGGAATGTTACAATATGTTACAGTTACTACACTTTATGTTACAATATGCATTTTTCGCTTGACTGCCCCTCTCTGACGTTTATAACTACGTAGTAGTAGTAGAGAGTTATAACTCTTAAGTGTAAAAACTAAAAATAAAGTAAAAACTAAATAAAGAGTTTAACTATATAGAATGTGTTACAAATAGGATAGTGGACATAGGAAATGTTTAAACTCTAAGAGTTATAACTCTAGGGTTGACACTGTTTCTAGAGTAGAGTAGACTTCTTGTATTACAGTAATACTATTAATAACTAAAACTATAATCTTGTATTACTCTACTTTACTGATATGTGTCACACTCTACGTGTTACTCTCTCCTCCCAAAACCTCCTCATACGTAGTTTGCGACACATATCGGCTTCCTTCCCCTTTATTATGTGTTGACAATGCCAAGCAAACCAATAAAACTATATGCATGTGAAAACATATTGGATGAGTTTTACTCTGCTTTAGCTAGAAATGATGCTAGAGCCTTCCAACGTGTACACATTCCTATGAGTGACGTATTTTACGTTAGAGCTGCAATAGAAGCAGACACTGGAATACGATATACTCTTGATCACGTAGAACGAGCTATGTACCTTGAGGGTATGTTAGACCGTAAAGACGTGTTAGACCCTGATAGAAAGCGACCCTATGCCGACCCCTAGAAAGAAGAAACGTAGCAAACAGCCTTATCAAGAGACTGCTGAGCAGAAAAAGAAGAGAGCTTCACGTAATGCTGCACGTAATAAGATGATTAAAGCAGGTAAGGCTAAGAAGGGTGACGGTAAGGACGTTGATCACAAGGATGGCAACCCTAAGAATAACAATAAAGAAAACCTTCGTATGAAAACTAAGAAGGCTAACAGAAGTTTCAAACGTAACAGCAAAGCAGGAAAGAGATAACATGCCTAACTTTAAGAATTGTAGTACATGCCCAACTAAGGCTAAGTGTGCTAAAGCAGGAAAGTGTCTAAATAAAAAGAAGAGTGGCTACTCTAAGGGTGGCATGACTAAGAAGATGGGTTACAACAAGGGTGGCTACGCCAAGTGCGGTGCATCTTATAAGGGTTAAGCATGGCTAAGTCTCCTACACCTACCAATAAGAAGTTGTATGCTACTGTTCGTGCTGCGGCTAAGAAGAAGTTTAAAGTATGGCCTAGTGCGTATGCATCATCTTGGCTTGTAAAGGAATACAAGAGAAGAGGGGGTAAGTACAGTGGCTCGAAAGCAAACAAAGTCAGCAAAAAAGCCTAAAAAGGGTGGCTTAGGTAAATGGCATGGCGAGAAGTGGGTAGACGTTAAGACAGGTAAGCCTTGTGGACGTAAATCCGCTTCTAAGTCTAAACGTCCCTACCCTGCTTGTAGGCCAAAAGCTGTAGCAGGTAAGATAACTAAGAAAGAAGCGGCTAAGAAGACTAGCTCTAAAAAAGTAAAATGGTCTACTACAGCGTCTGGTAGAAAGAGGAAAGCATAATGGCTATACCTGAACGGGTCAAAACTAAAATGAAGAGCGCTGGGTTAAAAGGCGTTAATAAACCTCAACGGTTAAACGACGATAGTGGTAAATCCCATCACGTAATGGCTTCTGAGGGTGGTAAGTACAAGTATATTAAGTTTGGCGAGAAGGGTGCAAGCACTGCAGGTAAGCCTAAGTCAGGTGAATCTGATAGAATGAAGAAGAAACGTGCTTCATTTAAGGCTAGACACGCTAAGAACATTAAAAAAGGTAAGATGAGTGCAGCTTACTGGGCAAATAAGGTAAAGTGGTAGCATGTCGTTAAACAATTTAGGTAAACCTGCACGTATGAAGTCTGTTTATGGACACAATACAGGTACAACTGTAGAAGATGTGTATGTATGTCCTGCTAATTGTACTGCTGAAGTAACGTTTATACACGTTGTTAATGGTGCTACTAGCGGAAGTAACACTGTTTCAGTACAATGGTATGTTGCTTCAGCTAATTATACGTCTCATTTCTTAAGCGCTAAGGCTATTACCCATAGTGACTACATATCTTTTCCTAATATAGACTTAATACTGCAACCTGGAGACAAAATACAGGTATTACCGTCCAGCGCTGGGCATATTGATACAATATTAACAGTAACAGAGACGTTTGTACCTGTAGGGTAAATAGTTATGCCAAGAACATAACGGGTATGCAGAATTATCTGTATAAGATCAACTACATATCAGTATAACTGTGTGCGTAAAGGCTACAATGGGTAGTCTTAAACGTATAAAGGTATACAAATTATGTTTAAATCAATATTTTCAGCTATTTCTGGCGTAAACAAATCAATTATTAAGTCTCGACAAGCTAGTGCAGACTTATACTTACTACAAAACCTAACAGATAGAGAATTACAGGATATAGGTGTTACTCGTGGTGATCTCGTACATAGGTACTACAACAAAGACTAAGATACTGCTTGCATTTGTATTTTTGCTAAGTATAACTACTGCTTGTAGTACTCAATCATTAGTAATGCCTCTCTCTTGTCCTCCTGATAATAAGAAATGTCAACGGAATTTAGATGCACAAACATTATCTCTCATCGGTCAAGAAGCTGCAGCACTACAACTTATGTGTATGGACTCTGATCTTACAGATGTTCTTGGCGACAAGTGTACAAAGTAATGATGTAACTGGTGATTTTAGTAATAACTATCAAGACTCAAACGTAGATAGCAATAACACTTCTACAAATGAGACTAATAATTACAATGCAACGGGAGCTGGTGAAAAAGCTCCTGTTATGTCCAGTATAGCACCTACAGTTATGGGTGGTGGTGGAAACGATTCCTGTTTAATGCCTACGACGATGGGCTTTCAGGTAAGTTTGTTTGGTTTATCTCAGGGTGCAATGGTACAAGATGCGTACTGTAATAGGCGTAAGAACGCTAGACTTTTAGGGACTCCACAACAGATAGGGGGTCTTGGTTTACAAGTTTCTGGGATATCTACGATCTGTGGTGATCCAGATGTTTTTAAGGCCATGATTTTAGCCAGTACACCCTGCCCTATCATGGATGTTTTAACTGGCAAGCTACTGATGGGTAAGGATGCAGTAGATAAATATAGAGAAAATCCTCAAGCGTTTATCGTGGGGTATGAAGAAGACAAAGAGTTTTGGGACAGTCTATTAAGAATTGGAGAGGATTTAACGGATGAAATCAATGAAGCAAAAGTTGCTAATAACAGCAGGGACACTCGCTCTATTAGTGAACGGTTCAGGTCTACTCGCAGAGTCACTTCCACCACCCGACTACAGCCAGACGGGGGATCAGAAGATACAGTCACTGATTGATTCTATTAATGTAATAGACAATCGGTTACAACTATCTTTGAACTTAGGTATTGGTGCAGTAGGTTATGCTGAAGTTGGTGGTGTTATTGTTGATGGAGCATTAGACGGTGCTAAAGTAACTTCGGCAATGCTAGGCGCTTACTTAGATGCTAAGAGTAAAGTTATGAACCATGACTATGCTACAGCACAGAATGCGAATCAATTGTTTGTACAAGAACATACTGCGGCTATGAATAACTTAGTTGCGGCTGTTGATATACTTGGTGATGCTACATCTGTATTAATGACTGCTACATCCGTTGCTGACACTGCTGCAGAAGCAGATACGAAGCCAGAACAGGTTGCATTACAAGAGATGATGGCTACAGATGAATATAGCCTTGACGCTTCTGAAGTTGACGACTATAATAACGCACTTGATGCAGTAGCAGAGTACGCTCAACAAGCAGGTGCTTTCATGGCTGCAGCTAACAACACGGAGTTGACTACAAGTATAGATAATTATACGGCGGCTAATAATATAATGGTTGGGACATATACAGCTATTACATATACACAAGCAGTTGACGAGTTTGTTATATCTTGGGATGATTCAGGGTACGGCACTGGTTGGAATGGTTATCTTACAGACGATATGAAAGATGCAGACGATGTATATGGCGCAGGAGCTTACATCATGCAACACGGGTCAGCTTCCTCTAACATGTAGGAAATATTATGATAGAAGATGCAGAAGTTAAAGTTGGTGGGTTTACTTTTAAAGGGTGGTACATAGCTGCTGCCCTGCCAATACTAGGATCTCTTAGTGGCGGTATATATTACGGATATGACACACTACAAAGGTTCTATGCTGTAGAATCAGGTATTGAGACAGTAGTAGAAGCTTCAGGTAAGTTTAACTCTAAGTCTAACGAACTAAGTACACGCATTCAAACAGTTGAATCTAGTCTGAATGTAGATATACAAAGTGTACACGCAGACTTAACAGTTAAATCACAGGATATGGAAGCTGATCTTAGCTCTCGTATTCAAGCAATAGAACAGGCGGTAGCAGACAATGACGTTAGAGGTCTTAACACAAGGTTGTCAACGATTAGTACGCAAATGCAAACAATCTTGGAACAACAGAAAGAGTTGCTTGACTTACGTAGTCAAGTTGAGAGATCAACTGGGATCACTGATAGTCTGGGTGATAAGCTTAACGAATACCAAACTGAAATAGATGATATATGGAAAGCATATGATTCTCTTGTGGACAACCCACTATAAGGAAAGCCAATGGCACGTAATTTAACCCCAAACCAACAAAAGTTTCTCGAAGTCTTGTTTGACGAGGCAGGTGGAGACGTGGTTTCAGCAAAAAAGATAGCAGGATACAGTGAAAATACACCTACGAGACTTATTGTCGAATCTCTCAAAGATGAAATTGCCGAAGCTACCAGAACGTACTTCTCTAGGACTGCGCCAAAAGCTGCAATGGCTATGGTCAATGCTTTGTCTGATCCTACGGAGCTTGGTATCAAAGATAAAATGGCTGCTGCAAAAGATTTACTTGATCGTGCAGGGCTTGGTAAAGTGGAAAAAGTAGATGTATCATCTTCTGGTGGGGGTATATTCTACCTTCCACCTAAAGAGGGTAAGAACGAGTAGCCTTGTCTGAATATGATTATGACAGGGACTTCGGTTTCTGGGAGTTACCTAAACCTAAAAAGAATGATAAGGTTTGGCATCCAGTAGTTAGAGTAGCGGCTCGTGTTGTACCATTTGGTTATGAGATTGATCCAGACAACGAAAAACTGTTTCAACCTATACCACACGAACTTGAAGCATTAATACTTGCCAAGAAACACTTAAGGCAGTATAGTTACAGGGAAGTAGCGAATTGGTTAACAACACAAACAGGTCGCTCTATCTCCCATGTAGGTCTAAAGAAGAGAATAGCCATTGAGCGAAGACGTAAAAAAGCAGCTAATATTAAACGCAAGCTTGCCAAAAGGCTCGAAGAAACCCTTGCGGAAATCGAAAAGCTCGAAAAAGGTGTCACAGGCTACTACACCACCAGAGAAGATACAGACTAGCCCAGCGCAGGTTAAAGCTGAACCATACAACATAGAAGAAGCTCAAGACGTTGTATTCAAGCCTAACCCTGGACCTCAGTCAGAGTTTCTATCTGCGTCAGAACGTGAAGTACTATATGGCGGCTCAGCAGGTGGAGGTAAGAGTTATGCCATGCTTGCAGACCCTCTTCATGGGTTAAATGACCCTAACTTTAGTGGACTACTTGTACGTCATACTACAGAAGAGCTAAGAGAGCTAATACAAAAGTCACAGGAGTTATACCCTCGTGCAATACCTGGGATTAAATGGTCAGAGCGTAAGTCTCAGTGGACTTCTCCTCAAGGTGGCAGACTGTGGATGTCTTATCTGGATAAAGATACCGATGTTACACGCTACCAAGGTCAGGCTTTTAACTGGATTGGATTCGACGAACTTACACAGTGGTCTAGTCCTTACGCTTGGGACTATATGAGATCACGTTTGAGATCTGCACACTCTGATAAGCTTGGTTTGTATATGCGTGGAACGACAAACCCAGGTGGTAGTGGACACTCTTGGGTTAAGAAGATGTTTATTGATCCTGCTCCTGCTAATAAGTCTTACTGGGCTACAAACTTAGAGACAGGGGAAACGATAAAATATCCTGCAGGACACAGTAAAGCAGGTCAACCTTTGTTTAAGAGACGCTTTATTCCTGCTAGTCTGTTTGACAATCCATACTTAGCTGAGAGTGGTGACTACGAAGCGATGCTTCTCTCATTACCTGAGCATCAGAGAAAGCAGTTACTAGAAGGTAATTGGGACGTAAACGAAGGTGCAGCCTTCCCTGAGTTTAATAGAGCTATACACGTTGTTGACGATTTCCAAATCCCTTCTAGTTGGACAAAATTTCGAGCTTGTGACTACGGTTATGGTAGCTACACGGGAGTTATTTGGTTCGCTGTTGCCCCTGATGAACAACTCATTGTCTACAGGGAACTCTATTGTTCTAAAGTTACAGCTTCTGATTTAGCTGATATGGTAATGGATGCAGAGTCTGGCGATGGTACAATACGTTATGGAGTATTAGACTCATCGCTCTGGCACAACAGAGGTGATACAGGTCCATCTTTAGCAGAGCAAATGAACCAGAAGGGTTGTAGATGGAGGCCATCAGATAGGTCAAGAGGTTCTCGTGTTTCAGGTAAGAACGAAATACACAGAAGGTTACAGGTAGATGAGTTTACAGAAAAGCCAAGAATTGTGTTTATGGCTTCATGTACAAACACAATAACACAATTACCTGCACTGCCTTTGGATAAGCGTAACCCAGAGGATGTAGATACTCACGCAGAAGACCACCTATACGATGCATTACGTTATGGAATCATGACAAGACCTCGTAGCTCTATATGGGACTTTGACCCAGCAAAACAACGAAGTGGCTTTCAAGCTGCAGATAACAAGTTTGGATACTAAATATGGATGAACTATCTTACGAAACAGATGAAGTAACAGCAGCTCAGGATGGCAAAGAGAGTATCTTTGATTCTAAGCCTGATGTAGTAGCTTTCGTAGAGGAACGGTTTAGTCGTTCTGAAGATGCAAGACAAGGCGATGAAGAGCGTTGGTTAAGAGCCTATCGTAACTACAGAGGTTTATACAGCCCTGACGTACAATTTACAGACACAGAAAAGTCTCGTGTGTTTGTTAAGGTTACAAAAACTAAAACTCTAGCGGCATACGGTCAGATAGTTGACGTATTGTTTGGTAACAACAAGTTTCCACTTACAGTAGATCCATCTGTTTTACCTGATGGTGTTGCAGAGTCTGTACATATAGACATGAATCCAAATGCTAATCA